GATGTATTCGATTCCACCTTTAATTTCCCTTATGTGGCGCCCAATTTTAATACTTGGTATATGCAGTTTTATCGATTTTTACAACCTCCCCCCGACATCAATATCGGCATCAATTCTTACTCTGATCAAAGAACATTGTGGAATGCCGACGTTCATTTGAATTGCACTTATTGCTTTTTATCTAATCAAGAAGAGCGAGTGTTCGCATTAGAAGAACAGAAATATTTAATAAAACAGGTCCATGAGCAAATATTTTACAATGTGACCGGACCTAACAAGATAGAACTCGATTCACTCGGAATGGTCGCTAATTGGATGTTTTATTTCCAGCGCAGTGATGTCAATTTACGCAATGAATGGTCTAATTATACAAATTGGCCTTACAATTACATGCCGCAAGATATAATACCGGCGCCTTCGGCTGGAGCGTATACTGTTTATCGAACGGACGCTTTAAACCAATTGGTTCCAGTGAATATTGGACCAGGTGTGAATCCCAGTGGTAATTTGACCGGGCTGTTAATTACGCCAACTTATACGCCAGAAAATGACAAGTATATTTTGGTTGTTATGGGTATTTTGTTAGATGGATCTTATCGAGAGAATATACAGCCTGCTGGTATTTTTAATTACATTGAAAAATATACTAGAACTAGTGGGAATGCGCCTCCCGGATTGTATTGTTATAATTTTTGTTTGAATTCTAGCAACTCAGATTTACAACCATCTGGTGCGATAAATATGAGCCGTTTTAATCAGATTGAGCTAGAATTTACCACCATTATTCCGCCACTCGATCCATTGGCTCAAAGTTTGACAATTTGTGATCCGACGACAGGTGATATTATCGGTATTAATAAACCGACTTGGCGCATTTATGATTACAATTTTAATATGACACTTTTTGAGGAGCGCATTAATCAAGTGATATTTATTGGCGGCAATTGCGGTCTGGCTTACGCGACTTAAAGCGACAAGCGACAAGCGACAAGCAATAAAAAATATTTATATTTACTATATTTTATAATATACTATATATCTACAACTAATCTACAACTAATCTACAACTAATTTATTTTTTCTTTAAAGCCTTCTTCTGGTCTTCTTTTTGCTTTGCTAATTCCGCTTTTTTTTGCGCAGCTAGAGCCTTCTTCTGGTCCATAATTAACTGCTTTTCAGCCTTCTTCTGTTCTGCCGCTGCCTTCTTTTGCTCTGCTGCTGCCTTCTTCTCATCCTCTTTTTGCTTCGCAGCAGCTTCTTTTATCGCCAGCTTTTCTTGTTTTACCTGATTTGCTTGGGCTAATGCCTCTACTTCTGCTCCTATTTTTATTCCTGTAAATTTTGAACATCCGGTTGAATGCCTCAAAGTTGGGACTTTTTTCTTTAACCAGTCAAATCCAACGGCCTTTTCCGACATAATATACATGTCGCCATCGTTCAAGACCAATTCAAAAGGCTCGCCAACTGGCTGCGAATTTTGATACCACCTGAAATAAAGCGGCATTGTCTCGCCCATTCTGACAGCGAAAACCTTGCGTCTTTCACCATCTCCATGAAACCCAATTCCACACTTAGAAATATCATAATAATAATTTGCCTCACCATTTAACAGGACATCTTCCGTCCATTCGGAAATTACCTGCCTAATTCGCGCCATTCTAGGAATATGTTGCCAGGCAACTACTCTACCTTTTCCGTCTTTATAATTCGGCTCTTGATCTTCGTCCGCAAAACAGAGATTCCATCTTGCTACTTTGTTCACTTCTTTGCCTTTCATTAACGCCTTCTTGTCCATCGTTAGTCCATCATTTTCCGCAATTAATCCAGTCGTCTCTTCACCTAAAATATGCTGGGCGCCTCGTCTAATCACCAAAACTTTTGCCTCAGAAAAGGTTGTGTCAAATCCAACATTTAGATCGATCATTTCTGTTTGAAGTCCATAACCAGACAATTTTGCCTGGATCTGTTGTAACTTTTCGACAGAATAGCCGTTCTCATGTAGAGTCCCTATTTTCTGCATTTTTGCGTGATTTTCCGCGACATCCCCGAAAGTAATAGTATAAACCTTTTTAAATTCAGCATTTGCTGCGCTCATTTTCATTTGTTCAGTCATTTTGAAATGTAAGTTTGTTTAAAATATAAAATTTGTATACATTGAAAAATATATTTCAATTTTTTTGATTTTGTTTTTAAATTTGTAATCACTAAAAATTGAAATACTTTTACAGCAATATGGTGTTTATAATCTAACAAACTAAAAACTAATAAACAACAATGTTCAAATTATTTATTGCGATTATCATTGTCATTATATTAGGTCTTATGGATCTAATTATATGTGAGAAAACATATACAAAATTACAGCTAAAAGGACTACATCAAGAACAAATAGATAAAAATTTTGTTGCCGAAATACAAGAAATTGTTAGTAAGGTAGTTCACAAAGCAAGAGGACAAGATAAAGACGCCAGTTACAAACATATATACAGCATTTCTGAAGCCCATAATGAAATTCTCAACAAAAGACCGATCAAGAGATTATCGAGCATTTACATGCTATTCTAGTTGATGCGGACATTACCATATCTCAGGTCAAATGCTCCTATTTCAGCAGCAATAATGGCATCTGTAAGGAAATCATCATCAATTGGTAGGTCTCAACTTTAGACAGTGCTTCAAAAAATTTGTCAGCATATATGGTAACAAATTATTCTATATAAAAATAATTATCAGCCGCGTAAAGTCGCCATTTTTTCTTTAAGTTAAAATATAATATATTGTAATTCTGAACTTCTGAACTTTTACGCAAAATATTGTGAAATTTTTTTGCGTTTTGGACATTTTTAAAAATGTCTAAAAAAAAGATCCGAAAGCAAAGTTTGGAAAAGGAGGTATAAAAAAGTGACTTGTGATCATAATGCTGTAAAAATGAAAAAAACTCGATAAAAATTGTTACGAAAAAAAATAAATATTTTCAAAAAAAGAGGATTTTGCGCATTTTTTGTATGTTGCTTATATATATGGATTTAGCAACATTTCAGCAACAGAAAATCGCCGAAAGTTTCCTATGTGAACTATGTGACTATAAATGCTGTAAAAAAAGTGAATGGAATCGACATATTTCCACATCTAAACATGAAAAAAGGCAAAAAACGAACGGTTTAGCAACAAAAATCTCTGAAAAATCATTGATTTGTGAAATATGTAATAAAGAATATACAGATCGAACTGGATTATGGAGACATAAAAAAACATGTTTTGAAAAGAAACAAGACGATAATAAAAACGCTCCTGAAAAATCGCCAGAAATTAAAAACTCGGAAAATTCCAGTTCCAGTTCCGATAAAGAAATAATTAAATTACTTATTCATGAAAATGCCGAATTTAAAAATCTAATTTTAGAACTGGTTAAAAAAGATCACATGAATATAACCAATAATGCTAATAACAACAACACTAATCATTCGCATAATAAGACTTTCAATTTACAGTTTTTTCTTAATGAAGAGTGTAAAGATGCTTTAAATATCAATGAATTTGTTAGTTCAATCAAAGTAGAACTAGAAGATTTAGAAGCTACTGGTAGATTAGGTTATGTAGAAGGGGTTTCTAGAATAATGAATAAGAACCTCAAGGTCTTAGATGTAAACAAAAGACCAATTCATTGTTCAGATCTAAAAAGAGAAGTATTATACATCAAAAATGATGATCAATGGACAAAAGAAGATGATGCCAAACCAATTTTGAAAAAAGCAATTAAACAAATCGCATTCGAAAACATCAAAAAAATAAGCGAATGGCGAAACAAGTATCCTGGTTGTATGGCATCTGATTCAAAAAAGAATGATTTGTATTTAAAAATTGTAGGCAATTCTATGTCCGGACTAACAACGGAAGAACAACTGTCAAATATTGATAAAATTGTTAGTAAAGTAGCAAAAGAGGCTGTTATACTTAAATAACATCAGACGTTTTTCACTTTGCTGGACCTGACTTAAAAGTTCGTAAAATCACCATTAAAAATGTGTCTATACATATTAATTGTATAATATGAATATGAATATGAATATGAATATGAATATGAATATGAATATGAATATGAATATGAATACGCCTACAGATTATACCTATTTAGCTAACAAATGCTGTAATCTAGATGTAAATGCGGTAGATATATTTGATGATTTGATAAATGGGCAATTACACTATATTTGTTACCACGTTACTAGTAACGGTAAATATCCATTTATTCAAATTATGTTAGAGTTAGATTCGAATTTAAATTCAAATTTAGATTCTGTTTTTGTTTTACCATCTGTAACAATTGGCAAAGAGTTTACCAATCTAAATATATCAAATATGGTATTAAGAAAGATAAAGGCAGAACTAAAACGATTAAAATGTAAGATAGATTTACTAACAACCAATGAATACAAAGGCATATTTAGCTTTACGGATGACTCAGGTAAAGACAATGTATATGCTCTAATAGATGTTAGTTCAGTAGATATTAGTTGTCTAAATTTAACTAAATCTGTTACAACATGGTTTGCTTTGCCGACAGAAATTATTAATATAAATAGCATTTGCGAGATACCTATTTCGGAAAAAGTAAGCTATTTGTTTACCTATGTAATGCCTGAATTGGGCGTATTATACAAGACTGGTATGAAAAAAGAACCATATTTGTTGCCAGATGTAGTATATACGGATTGTGATAATATAAAAGAAGCAGAATTTCGGACCATATTTGGACCACCAAAGGTTTTCAGCGATGCTTTTCAGTTCAGTTCATCTTTTTCTAAAAAAGGATTTACTAGTGACACTATGGTTCCCCTAAAAAATAGATATGCTTTATTTATTGAAAATGATTTATGTAGTATACACGACAATCAAATGATATTAGTAAAAGAATATGAGTCATTTACTCCACTGTCATACCATGTTGTATAAATTCGAAACATTAAGTAATAAATATACCACAGTATAAATATTATATATTTATTTCTTAAACAAATATATAATGTCTTATCTCAATTTAGTTGTAAATAATTCAGTAAATACAGGTGTCGCAGCTTTGGGTAATAATAATTCTAATTCTAATAAAAGTATAAGTAAACTAACAATATTTGGACTCACTATATTGACCATATATGCTATAACAAAAATACTGAATTTCTACGGAATAGGAGCCGATAAATATGGTTCTTATTTAATGTTTTATGTGTTTCTAATATTATGCGCTAGTTTTTTGGACATACCGCATTCTAAAATGTAGTTTTGTAAGTTGTCTTTAAGTATTAAAATACTTAATATATATTAAATTGGCAGTTCAGATATATCTATACTTAGCGCATTTTTATTTGTTAGATTAGCTGGTTTTTTTGTAACAATATCATCGGTTTGTTTTTCATTGAAAATTTTGATAGAAACATCTTTTATTTGGGCTATGTCTATTTGATCTTTTAAATTATCTATTATTTCACTTTCAATTGGATCACGACCATTAATCTTTTCAAAATCGTTAATAAACTTTTCTATAAAATTCCGTATTTTCTTTTCTCTTTGCTGTTTCAAATTATTCTTCTTTGCCATATTTTCGCTCGTCGACCATTGATTTCTATACCTCTCAGTAGAAACTAATTGCCCGCATAATTCTGGTTTAACAATTTCATCATATTCAAAATTACCTCTAAATACCATTTTAAATTCATTTATTATTTGATCTGGTATATCCGGACACGTCTCTATTAGACGATCAAATTCTTCTTTACTCATTTTTATAAGCTGATTTACATCCATACGTTCATCTGGATGCCTCGCTATTTCAATTTTGATATTTCTGTAAAATTTATCCCAAGCAATACCTGACACCCTGTGAGCTTCATTTAATTGCGTTATTTTAAGAAATTGCTGTATAGTTGTTATGATTCCTGCCAAAATATTAAAAAATCCAACAATCATTCCAAAATATCCTTGATATGATATCGGAACACGTGCTTGAGCAAAGTTTGCTGTCCCTGTTAGTGTAGAAATTATAATTACTGGAATAGTATAGCTATAATTTAATTTACTATACATCGCATGAGCTCTTGAATGAAGCCAATTATAACACATCGCCTTATCTGCCCATTCAATAAGAATATCTTCGTGATCGGTTGTCCACTCACACGGAATCACGTCAGTTGACGCATTTGTTTCTAATGTATTCGATGTAGTTGTTACATTCGTATTTGTTAGATTCGCTGTATTATTCATATTAAATAATTATAATTTATTTTAATCATAATTATTTATTCTCGATTATTTATTTATATAAATAAATAATATAAATTCATTTTATAAAATGGACGAAAAAATACAATCCGTTAAAATAAATTTTAATAAAATAAAGGAAATTCGAACTCAAGTCATGTATTGTTTTAACGCATTAGAAATTAAAATAACAAAATTAAAAACAACAACTAGTGAATTTATTAGAACTAACAAAGATACTATTTTTGTTTTTGGGTTAGACTCTTTTCAGTTTCAAGGAAAATTAATTGATTATGAATATAATGATATGCAAAAATTTTATTTCGCATTAAACAATCGATTGTATTGTGAATATTATAAACTATATAAATTAATACTACAATATACAGAAGAAATAATTGGAACTAACAAAAACATCGAAATGTTAAAATCTAACACATTGTTTCCTATTTACAAAGATCTTGAACCTTTTAAACAATATAATTTTGAAACAATTGAAGAAATTCACAAAACTATCGTTAATTTACTTAATAATTTAAATGAACATATAATTACTAAAGAAACTCAGTTACAAACATTCCAATTAAAACAATTAACTGGTTTGAATATTAATAACTTTGTAAACACATTTGACTTTGACGTCATTGTAATAAAGCAAAAATGTCTTCTATATTTATCGTATTTGGAATTTTTCCATAATATTCATACTAAACATTTTAAACGATTTTCCAAAAAAATAAAATTAATGAATGATTATTTAGATGAAGACATTAAATTTGATGAGGGTATACGTAACAGAGAAAATGATAGTATAAAATCTTCTGCGTCAACTTCTTCATTCGATTCAATTGATTCATCTAATTTTATTCCTATCAATAGCCCTATCAATAGTGATGAATTTGTTGGTTCATTATTTAAAACTAATGAAAATAATGTAAATAATGAAAATAATGAAAATAATGTAAATAATGTAAATAATGTAAATAATGAATATTTACATAATGCTATTATTGATGAAATAGTTGAAAAACACATTGATATTATAAATGAGGAGAGTAATGCTATTTTGTTAGAAACAATATCTGATACAATAAATGTTTTATCTGTTGAAAAATTTGAAGAAAATGTCGACACTGTATGTGAATCAGAAATAGATGAAGAAAATGACACAGACGATAAAATAAATAATGATCTAACAACTTCAACATCGGCAATAATCGCATCGGCAACAATAACAGCAGAAACAACAGATAAAATCGCAGCAAAAAGAAAACGCAAGAAAAAGAAATAAATGGAACATCTATTTAATCATTTTTCTTTAAGCCGGTTTCATATATATATAAAAAATTGAACTAAAGATTGCCCAACATATAATATATATAAAACAATTTAAAGAAACATAATGGATAAACGAATTAACCGAAAAATTGAGGCTTACGTTACCGGATTCAAAGAAGATGTGTTATCTAAAGCGGAACAACTCGGGGTGTCCGTAGACCCTAATTTGGCCGCACTGGTTAAATACGTATATGATTATGATCGTCTTGTTTTGTCGAAAGAAGACTTCATGAAACGCAAACGCGTAAAAAATGCGGTTCATCTATCTGACCGATGTGGTGCGAAACGCGCTAGTTGCGAACAGTGCACTCGACGTAAGAAGGAAGGATACGAATATTGTGGCACTCATTTGAAAGGAACGCCTCACGGTGTTTGCGATTCCGGCGACACAGAGAAGCCATTAGGACAAAAAATAGAAGTTTGGGTTCAAGATATTCAAGGCATTGTTTATTATATCGATAAAAATCATAATGTATATCAAACAGAAGACATATATACTAACAAAGTGAACCCCAAAATCATCGCAAAATATGTTAGGACTGGAGAAAATTATAGCATACCTGAATTCAACATGTTATAAATTACTTGCGCATTTACAATGAATAAATAAACCATTTTATTTTGTTAGTTATTAATAAGAAACAACAATTTATCTAATGTCGTTCTAACACAAAATAATTGATGAACTATTATACCTAATATAAACATTCCAACAATTGTTTTAAAGTAATTCCATTTCATTGCCCATGCCAACAAAATAGCTCCAATTATTGTCATAATAACATCCACATAGGCTATATTAAATATTCTATTTGAATGAATTCCTACATTTGGAACCCCAAAAGACTTATCTAGGGTATTTTTTAATTCAGTATCACACAATCCAGACATTATATACTAACAAAAGAGTAAAGATAATATTTGATGTCTTATTATTTAATATTTTAAAATACTTTATTATTAATTATTTGAAATACTTTATTATGTTAGTTCAATATTTATTTCATCATCTGAAATATAATATCGAAATATAGAGTCATCGGTTTCATTACTAGAGAGACTAAATAGTCCTGATGATGCCGACTTTATCGGTGGCCTACATGCGCCTACATGGGGTATTATCTGCGTTGTAGGTTCCTCCTTACATCCATGTAGGGCAACCAATTCGGCCAAAACCCGGCACATTTTGTCTTCGGGTTCGTCACATAATTCCATCATATAGATGCCAATATTGATGAATACTTGTTTATCTATATTAACAATAGGATCATTTATAAGATCATTTATATCTTCATATTCATCATCTGCTTCATATGCGGAATCATATTTTTCCACATATGTTTCATTACATTTATTCATGTATTATATATTGCCTCGATTTTACTTAATTTATAACAATATTAGTTTAATATTTTTTGAACATATGGTCTCAAATATTGATAAAATTGTAACACATTTTGTTAGGTTGTTTCATCATAAACCAATTAAATAAATAGATATTCTTATGGGTTGCTTATATTTTCTGAACTTCTGAACTTTACTCAGTTTAAAGGTACTTTTGGTTTTCCATTTTGGACATTTATAAATGTCCAATTTTAAGAACCTATAGGAGCCTTTGGCTTAACACAAAAAAAATGAATTTAGACCATAATGCTCTAAATTTCGAAAAAATGTGAGAAAAAAATGTGACGATAAAATTATTCTTTTTTCGAAAAAAAGCTTGGAGACTTTTCTTGTAGTAATATATAGCAATGTTTAGCAATGAAAATTCTGCCAAAATCTGCCCAAAATTTTACTGCGAAAATTGTGACTATGCTACAAGCAAGAAAAGTAGTTACGGAGATCATTTATTGAGTGCTAAGCACCGGAAGTCAATAATCATCAATGAAAAATCGGCAAAATTCTGCCCCAAATTTTACTGCGATATATGTAACAAAACATATAAAGATAATTCTGGATTATGGAGACATAAAAAAACTAACAAATGCGTAAAAGAATGTCAACAAAAAGAGCCAGAACCAGATGTAAAGCCAGATCTAGAACCAAATGTAACAGAATTATTGCTGAAACTTTTGAAAGAAAATTTGGAACTTCAGAAACAACTGATAACCCAATCTAAAGAACCGACAATTATAAATAATACAACAAACACAATGAATACAACTAACAACCATTTTAATCTACAAATATATTTGAATGAGACATGTAAAGATGCGATAAATTTAAAAGAGTTCGTAGATGGCCTAGAAGTGAAACTAAAAGACCTAGAAGATACCGCAAGATTAGGTTATAGTGAAGGAGTATCTCGAATCTTTATAAAAGGGTTAAATGAACTAGAAGTAAATAAAAGACCAATTCACTGTAGTGATGCTAAAAGAGAGACGTTATACATAAAAGATGATAATGAATGGAGGAAAGAAGATGTGAATCGAAGCCAACTAAGGTATGCGATAAAAGCGATAAGTAAAAAGAATATAAAGCAAATTTTCGAATG